TCACACTTTTCTTCCTTTTGCAAGAGCATCAATGGTACCTTTACCTGCGTTCCAGCCATTGTTTTTGCCGTTCTGGTTCCAACCGAGTTTTTCCCAATAGATTAAGACTGCTATTCTTGTTCTGCTGCCGTATACCCCATCGGTTTTTAATGGTATAAAGCTTTCTCCCGTCATTAATGCATTTAATTTTTGCTGTAACCATATAATATTTTCTTTTGACGCTTTTTTATTAATGGTTTTTGTCGGTATAGTAAACTCTTTTACATATTTTACTCCGGTATAACTGCAAATGCCCATACAAATCTCCTGCGCCGCCTCTTTCCAAAACACAGCATTTCCTACCATTGTGGTTGCCTCCCTTTCATTTGTCATAAAGGCCAACTCTACCAGGATGGCAGCCTTTACATTTAAACTGTTACAATTGCACATGGCAAGACTTTGTTTACTAATTCCTCTGTTTTTTTGCTTCGTCCCCTTTATCAGATACTTAAGAATCGCTTTGGCAAATTTATTGGAAGCTTTCGCATATTTATCATGGATATATATTTCTACCCCTTCTGCTGAATTAAAGGAGGTGCCATCTCCAAACGCGTTAAAATGTATACAAACAGAATAATCACATTTTGCATTTACAACACTTCTTTGCCTGGTCGCTAAAGGTATATCTTTATCGTCTTTGGGATTGTTATCATTAAACCCCACCATAAGAGTATCGAAGCCACACCGCTTTAATTCCTGTATCAGTAAATACGCTACTCCTACTGCGGCAACATGTTCTCTAAGGCTTTCCCCTTTTTTTATATCAATAATACCATCCTTATTCATATCAAGGTCTTTTTTTAACGGGGGCGTACGTTTTCCGGGCGTATCATAACCATGGCCTGCATCAACTGCTATCTTCATGCAATTCCTCCTTATAATTCATATGTTAGGTAATTGCGAAACTCACTTATTTTACTGGAAGTTATCTTTCTATAATTATATGATTAAAGTCGATTTATGTGCCATTTTATCATATTTTATTAGGGTGTGTCTAAAACGGCTTAGTTCCGATAAGAATGGTACACCTTTTAGGAGGCAAGGAACGATTATGGGGTATTGCATTACACACCTAAAATGTGGTGCCGTATACCATTTAGCATTCAAAAAGTGATGATTCGTTTCAGACACACCCTGGTCAGGAAGATAATTCCTTATGATGGCCTATAGTATAATAGCTGTCTAAATTCTTCCTGCTGCCAGTGCATTTTTTGTGCCGCTGGCAACATTCCAGCCAGAATCAGCAGCATCCGTATTCCAGCCTAACTTCTCCCAATAAATTAAAACGGACAGTCTGGTTTTATTGCCATAAATACCATCTACTGCAAGTGGATGAAAGCTTTCACCGGCTAATACTGCATTTAACTTTGTTTGAAGCCATTTGATATCATCAGGTGCCGAGGTCTTTGATATGAGACCACTTGGAATCGTGGTTCCATCTGAATAGGGAACCCCAAAATAAGTGCATATTCCTTTACAGGTCGCCTCTGCATCTGCCTTTTGAAAGATGGAATCAAGCATAGTTCTGGCCTCAGCCAGATTGTCCATAAAGCCCGATTCTGTTAGTATTGCAGGCATGGTAGTATTTCTTAATACCGCTATATTAAAACCCGACTGCTCTACATCTGTTTTAACTCCCCGGCTTGTTCTTCCATGAGCCTTCACAAGCTCCGCCTGAACTAAGGTAGCCAGATTCCTGGTTCCGCTGCCTGCATATTGAGATATAATTGTCTCAATACCATTGGCAGTTGACCATACTCCAATACTGGCATTGTAATGCTTTGAGATAAAAGCATCTGCGCCGGCGTTATTAGCGGTGGTGTAGCGGTCTACCAAAGGCACATCGGCTGTGCCGGGACTTACATTGATGGTCTCAAAACCATTTCTTTTTAATGCCTCTATCAGATAGTCTGCTGTCGGTTTGTTGAATTCCTTTTCCCGGATTGAATCCCCCGCCTTCTTGCCAAACCAGTCTTCCGGGATAGGGGGGGTGCGTTTTCCTGCGGTCTCCATACCATGACCGCTGTCTACTGCAATTAACATAGTATCACTCCTCCTTTTCTTTCCCTTTGATAAAACTTCTTAATGCTTCATACATTCCTGTACTGGCTAACCCACTTATCATTCCGCCTAATACTACTGTAGCACTAAAATTGGAAATATTCACCAATATATTTATTAATGTGCCAATTACCAGCATAATTAAGGGTATATATTTATTGCTAATAAAGTCCAAGCTGTTTTTAATTACATAACCTAGGCATAGACAAATTCCTAAAACCACTAGGTTAATATACTCGTTTAAGAATGTCACGTTCATATTTAGCTCCCCTCTGCAACCTTTGGCCGCATGCAAACCAAGAGATGGAAGACGCCTACCCTTATGTTGGATTCTTCTTGTGTGAAATGATAGAAATTCTTAGTTGACGTATTTTGACAGCTTAGAGTTTCTTTCACACTTCTCCTACGTCTTTGTACAATTCTTCGTTCCGTTAAGTACCTTTCTTGTTCTTCTAGGAAAACTAAGTGCCCCAAAAGTAAGGTATCAACTTGTGACTTTTGAGGCACTTATTACTAACTTCCATATCGAATACGGTCATTTGGTTACGGTTTTTTGATTATTTTGTTTTATCCCCTCTTTTTATTATATTAGGGTGTACATAAAAATTGCTTGTACCTCTAGTGTTCTGTCCGAATCATCCAGATACCAGTCAAACAGTAAACTAGAAGAGTTCCTTTGGATTTCCAGCTTAGAATCATTTTTAAAACCTATTTAGTTATCCTGCTCACCGGTTTATTTATATAACTCTATGTTATCCAGCCGTTTATGGGCTTGCTTTGCGGATTCTTCTAAACGGATGATTCGTTCTCTGTCATCTTTGATGTCGTTTTTTACATTTGTCATTTCTGCTTTTATTTCTGTTATGCCATTCCCGATGTTCTCAAGCTTCACAATGACTGTGGTCAGCTCGCTGGCATCCTGCTTCGCATCGGTTTTCTGATTGCGCTTTATTGCTGCTATTCCGGTATAGATACCGAATGCCAGGGATACACCGGAAATGAGTAAAGCTACTTCAATCGTCATAGGCATCTCCTAGTGATTAACTACAATCTGTTTTGAGGATAATCTATATTTACTTTCATAACCTCTTCTTTGTTTATGCTCTTGTTTATAGCTTCTTCTGTTGTCTGTTGTAATTGCACTAAGGGTCTTATAAAATTTTCTATCTCAACTGCTAGTTGTTGTAATTCTTCTAATGTCCAATCATAGGTACAAATCTCACCAGCTGCATTCCAACTCGGTTGGAACTGTATATCTTCTTGCTTTGCAGTTTGTGCTATTATTATCATTTGGCTTAGTAATGATTGTTTTTCTTTTGTAATTGTATATGCTTTAACCGTACTACCATGACATGAAGACTCTAAAATATGCTCTTTCAAGTAATTTTCTAACTTTTCTTTGCTTTGTTTAACTTTCCACTCCTTTAATTCTTTTAAGGTGCAGGTTTTAATGTCAATATTAGGATTTATCTGCTTCTCTAGTTGTTCTACTTTAATTCTAGCTAAATTTGCCTCTTCATCAGCAGTTAGATTTCTTTCTATTAATGTTTTTCCATCTGGTTCATAAAATAAACCATCTATGTGAAAGCATCCTATTGCTAATGGATAGTGTGTTGTATCAACTGCGTATGAATCATCTCCATATTGAATTCTCGATATTTGATTTGCTATTTCATAGTTGTCACATACTACTATGTTTTGTACAGTCTGTTCATTTATTAAACTAAAAATCTGATTACACCACATGCTATGTACTCCTTTAAATTTATTGCTCTGCCCATCGTACGATTACTAATCCAGAACCTCCGCTGGCTGTTGTTGAGGATTGCCCATATGCCATTCCACCGCCTCCACCGCCAGTATTTGACGTGCCAGAGCTACCTAGGGTTGTTAATGCACCTGCAGTGGAATATGCGGCACCTAATCCTCCTCCTCCTCCTCCTGGCTTACTTGGAAGTTGACTATTATCACTACTATACCAACTGCCTCCTCCTGCACCTCCTCCAGAATAAAGTGTATTACCTGCTTCGCTGAAAGCTCTAGTTGTTGTTTTTTGACCGCGCATATACTTGGCATCATAATATGTATCTAGTGTGGTATCATCTATAGTACCCTGATACTTAAATAATGCGTAGGTATTGCTACCATCTTCTCCTCCGTTAAAAGAACTATGTGCTCCAGAATTAGTTTGAAATGCTCCATTACCACCACCTGATCCACCTGACCCACCTGCTGATGTTTGACTATATAAATAATTAGTATGGATGGAACCTGGATATCCCCCAGCTACAGAACAAATGGCTCCTAGCGAAGATACTCCGCCGTACCCATTACCCGAGTCAGCGAATGTACCACCAGCACCTACAATTACTGGTACGGAGGCTCCGGGCGTTGTAGCAGCTCCTAATACTGTTGCAGTATAACCTCCACCCCCTCCTCCAGCTCCTCGTCTTTTTAGATTACTTATGCCTCCACAACCTCCTCCTCCAACACAAAAAATATCTACTTTATATACACCTTCCGGTACCGTCCACATTTGAGAGGATGTAAAGACTATTAACCCTCCCGGAACTGTTCCTTTCCAAGCCAACCTTGGTACACCGTTAACACCATAGTAAATTTCTTTCACTTTCCTTGGTACACCATTAACCCCATAATAAATCTTTTTAACACGCCTTGCCTGTCCGTTAACTCCGAAGTACATTCCTTTTGCCATTGCTACCTCCTATTCGTAAACAATGCATAATACATTATTTCCTAGCGAAGCAGGTATCGAAGTTTGAACCTGTATATGTACACCATCCACAGAATCAGAATTCCCTCCATTAGCAGGAAGGGTTGTGGGAATGTCACCAAAGGCAATATTTCCTAAATCAGTACTATCTACCGTTGCTTTTAATCTTGAACCCGACCATCCAATTGATACCAAATTAGGATATTGCCCAAATCCCGTACCTTGGCGAACCGGTGTGTAACCAAGAGCATTTTGTTTTCCATTCCATGCTGCCTTCTCTGCATCTGTCACAAATCGATTATTTGCATCCTGAGCAATTACTGTCGGTGAGTGATTCGCTGGATGAACATAATTGTTGGCATTTACCGCAACACCTGCTAATTTGCTTTTTTCTGCATCTGTAAAATCATTAGAAGATAAACCTTTACCATCTACTGCTTTCACACCAGCTTCCTCTAATTTATTCAGTTCCTCATCAATCACATCAAAGTTATTATTAAGCCCCTCTATACTGATATAATCACTATCCTGCTGCTTCTTCAGATTATAATTCTTTGTATATTCTGCCATTCTATCACCTCTCTCTAATCTCTCCCCAAGTAAGTTCGGTCGCCTCACCCCAAGTCATACGCCCTACATCCTTCCAGGTGTTATAGGTATACTCAAACTCGAATCGCAAGTGTGCGGGTTTGATTTCTTCTATGGTAAGTCTTAAGTCAGTTATATTTGCAGGAATCCCCTTTGTTCCCACAAATCTAACTAGAAAACTGCTTTCTTCGTTATTTTCAATCACTTCGACCTCACCGTTGGAGTAAGATCTGGCAACCTGCGCAATCATCTGCTTTGTCACGGTACCGGTACCTCTGATTTTGGCTCTGATTCGCTCTCTTCGGAATTCATGGTTTTTTGTTACGTCAACCGTTAGTCCATAGATTTTCTCGTAACGACTTAAAAGTTCTGTAGCGGTATTGACAAAACACTGATTTAAGGTGTTGTTAAAGTCTTCTGCAAGTTTATTGATATGAACACTTAACAATCCTTGTAAAGTCTCCATAGTTTGATTGTTTACATAATAATCTGGTAAATGCTGCATCAGATTCATTCAGAGACCACCTCCACAAGTTCAAGGTTGCCAACCATAGGCATTTCAGTTTCTGCAATTGGGACATTACTTGTGTCGCCATTTAGGAATAGATCTGTATAATCAGAAATTCCTTCCGTAGCCAACAAAAGACTACCCACTTTGGCATAACTTACTACGTAAGATGAAAAGATAGTATTCTTAAGATAGTCTGCAAATGTACTGTAAAAGCTTTCTATGACTTCCTGTAATAATTTAGTTCCATCAAGGGTTATCTTAGCAGAAATTGAAATCTCTTTACTCCCAGGGCTGGTTACTGTAACGGTTGCTCCTATGGGCCTGACGGTTTCTATATAGTCAGCTACCGGTTTTTCAAGTCCTGTATCAATAGACATGTTACTGTCCACCACCATGACTTTTACCGTTCCATTTCCATTCCATAGCGGATATACCTTGGCATCCCCTACCCCTGGAACTTCCAACGCCCATTTTTTATAGTTATCTGCGTTACCGCTGGTACTGGGAGACTGGACTTGTGCGTAAAATCTTGCTCTAAGGTTATTGTCTGTTTCAACTTCCTCTCCGGCAGTAATGATATCTCCCAAGGTGGCAGTAACACCTTTTATATTATCAAGACTTAGTAAGCTCCCACTGTAACGGTTTCCAAGCTCTCCGGTCTGCTCACACTCTGCCTGATAGATATTTTCTCCCAACTGAGCTGTTATCTGATAAACACTTCCCTCCAGCCCCCATCTGGTTCCCAGGCTTATGTCATCGGTTGTAACTACTTTACGAACTGCCTTTGTTGCTTGCTTTCTGCTTATCCCATAGTCAGCAACTACACGGTCTAAGTATTCACCAACCGCAGTATCCCCAGATACCAAATCCAGAAAGCTGCTTAAATTAAAATAGGTCTGTGCCAACTCGTAGGCACAAGGGGCAAGTGCATCGTATAGAATACTTCCTTCCCTTTTATCTACATCCGTTGTAACCCGTTTTAGCATGTCTGCTAATATAGCTTCATACGTCATTGCCTCAAACATTAACCGTCCACCTCCTTTTCAATGGTAAAATTACCATAAATACTTTTTACCTCAAAGGTACACCGTATCTCATCACCGTTTAATTCAAAACGAAAATTCTCAACACTAAGCACCCTCTCATCTTCTAACAGACACTCCATAATTCTGCGTTTTAATTCTATGGTTACATAGGCTGTGTCCTTTCCTATTAAGTCCTCAAAAGTAATACCATAATCGAAACTGTAGATTGGGTATTGATATTTTTCAGTAAATAACATCTTATAGATGGCCTGCTTTAGTGCTTCTGCATTGTCCACATAGCCCTGTATTTTATTCGGAAACAACTGATAGGTTCTATTTGTCTTTATCCCTTCTGATATGACTAAGGTCTCAGGTATACTGCTAACCGGTATCATTCTATCACCTCCAAAATAAAATATTGCTGACCGCCATGATTGCGCAATAATCTTACCGAATCCCCTATTATGAGGTTCTTTTTCATATTACCAAAAACCAACTCTTCCGGTATCACAAGCTTCTCACTAATACGGATTCCATCCTTTGTCACTGTACCGGGGATAATGCTGCACAACTTGGCATTGCTTAAATAATTTTCTACAATTCGCTTGATTTCCTGTATCATGTCATTACCTCCAGACTCATGGTGTGAATTGGAAGAAATTTATGAGTTACACTTTTTACAACCAGCCGTCTGTTAAGCTTAATGTCTTCAATCTGTCCGTGGAAACTGCTGCCTGCCCGGATTCTGGTATCTCCCAGACAGTCAAGGCTAATGGTTTCCGCTTCCTTGTTATATAGGCTTAATAAGTTATCCGCCATTGATTTAGCTTGTGCAGTACTATATTTCTTATCTATACTTTTATAATATTGCAATACACCAAAGTTCTTCACAGATGTCTCATCCTGAGCTACCGTAACTTCCAAGGTCTTTGCCTCTTTATCAATGGCAGCCAGCTTAATAAAGTTGTAAAAGTCATTATCAATGGATTTATCATATTGATAATCATAGCAATAACTCTCATCACCTAATATCATGTCAAGCTTTAAATCACTGGTTTCCCGAAGGGCGATACTCCCGAATTCATCTCGGAGGAGATACCATTTCTTTTGGTTCATCAAGGTATCGCTGATAGAACCGTATATAATATCAAGCCAGGTCTTATCCTCTTGCACACTGGTTTCTAATACATACCTTGTATCTACGATGGTACCTTTGTTCAGTTTAAAGTAGTTACACATTTTATTTGTTATGGTAGTGACCGTATCCCCTTTTAATACCAGTGTATCCTTTGCTTTACAATATCTAAGCTGGTCATAGGCCGTTACATTTATTTCTGTTCCTTTGCCCCTACTGATTTTAAATACATACCCATAAAAAATATTCGTATTATCATATTTAAAACGAATTACACTTCCATTTTGTATCGTTAGATTCTTACTAATATAGGTGAATTCCAGCTTACTACAGCCATTATTAAAGGTATCCTGATAGGTAACCTTTGTTATCAAATCATTAATTTCATAAATCTTCCCACCTGTTGATACTAAAAATTCTATCATGGAATCACCAACTTCTGACCGGGATAGATAAGAGAAGGATTTTTTATTTTATCCTTATTCGCATTGTATATCTTTGTATACTTTGTACCATCCCCATATTGCTTTTTTGCGATGGCCCATAAGCTGTCACCTGATTGAACTACATAGGTTCCTTTGCTCTTTGGGTTTTTTGCATCTTCTTTCTTTGCTTTTTTCTCTCCGGTTCCCGGTTCTATCTCCTTGGCAGCCCTTTTGTTAAATTCCTGATATTCAATTAACTGAAAGGAAACGTACTTGTCTCCTTCTTCGCCGGCTTTTTCTGTTATGGTTATATCCTGAATTAAGACCAGTGTGTTAATACTATCTTCATACATTTCTTCTTTGCTTGCTCCCCGCCCTGCAATAAAACGTATCGGAGCCAATTCCTGTCTCCATTTCTGGAATTCCTTAAGATATTTTTCCGCGGGATTGAAATTTTCTGCTTCTTCCTTGTAGACTTTAGCAGTGGTATAATCTTTCACAATTTCTACATAACTGTAATCTTCCTTTGGAATTTCACATTCAAAACTATATTCCTTAAGCTCCATACCGGAAGGTATTACAATCTGCCCCAATCCCAGTACTGTATACTTTTCTACTGACTGGGAGCTGGTTATCTTAATTTCCTCGGGATTGACAGGAAGACGGTATGTGGTGTTATTGTAATCAAAAAATACTGCGTACATTAATATACCCCCTCACTTACCATAGCGATTTCTTCTTGAAGAATCTGCTTTATTCTACCTGCTACTTTATCTGCATCTGCCGTCTCATGGACATCACCGAATTGAACACTGATGTTTGGAGCAAGTGAATTACTGGCAATGTTGGCTATATAATCTCTTTCTGCTATTTCCCGCAGGTAGTCAAGGTCTTCGTCCGGCATCTCAACTTCAACAGTTCCGCCTGTACCGCTGCCTTTTACCGGAATAGGGATGCCTCCACCACCCTCGATTGCTATCGGGTTCCCTGTTCCTTCTATCGGTATTGCCAATCCAGTGCCTGATGGGTCTAAAGGATTTTCTTTACCATCCATTGAAGGTGGTGTATATTTCGTATACTCATGGAAAGGGTCGCTATTATTTTCTCCATTTCCACCTAACATGTCCGCTAAAGAGTTAATTCCACTCTCCATGCCGTTGTATAATCCCAATGCAGTATTTTCACCCTTTTTCTTTGCCTCTTCTGTATCCACCAAATCCAGAACTTTTGCATATTCTTTTTCTCCTAGACTGGCTTCCAAATCTGCATTATTTCTTATAAATTTATCTTTGAAATTACTTATCCCACTCGTAATATCAATTGTCACTCCAGGAATTTTATTAATCAAATCTTGTATACTTTGAAGCAAATTTTCTATTGCTCCTAATGCTGATATTGCCAAGTCATTAAATAACATTTTCACTTCAATAATTGTGTTGCGAAAGGCATTGCCAAAAAAATTGATAAATTCCGCTATAAAATTCCAAATATAAATGAAAACATTTTGAACATTTGCTATAAATTCTCCTATCACACCACCCATAAACTTAAATACAGATTCCCAGGATATTCCTAAGGCATCTACAATACTAATAACAGCCACAATTAAACCAATAATAAGCAGAATAGGCAGAGAAGCACTAATCCATGCTAACGCCTGGCCGATTAATGGCGGAATTGTTGCCCACAAACCCGTAATTATACTAACAAGGTACGTTGCACCAATTGTTGCAAGAATAGGTCCTATTATGCTCCATCCATTGATAACTCCATCAATTACTGTCCCTATCACGTTTGCAAGAATATCAAAACCAACAATTAATGCATTTACAAACTGTTGAAATTGAGGATTGCTGATAAACTCTTGGACTTTTTCAATAATGCTTGTAAATGCTTGTAACCCTCCATCCTTTATTCTTGTAAATATGTCTGAAAAAGTCATTGGTGCTTCTGCAAATGCAGTGTTAATATCACCACTCATAGAAAAAATAGCATTTTTCATTACGTCAGCGGTAATTTGACCCTCATCAGCTAGTTTTTTTAAATCTGCTCCAGATACTCCGGTATACTGTGAAACCGCCTGCATTATTAATGGAGCTGTCTGAGACAATTTATTCAAATCATCCCCTTTCATACCCCCTGTAGACATCTTTTCTATCAAACTATCAATAGAAGTTTTGCTGTCTTTTGATGTTGTACCACTTGCTACAAATGACCTTTGTACTAATTCTGTAAATGCTATTGTTTCGTCATTTGATCCAAATACATCTGTTCCATTTTCTAACTTCGTAATAAAATCAGACATATCAGCAAAAGAGCTTCTAGAACGTCCTGCTGCTGCAAATACTTTATCCTGTAATTCACCCGGTTTTTGGTTTCCATCATTTACTTGATTAAGTTTTGTACTAACCTTTGTATAATCATCGTATATCTTCATTCCATTTTCGATGCTTATCACTTTCTTTAATGATTTAAACATACCATCTAAATTGACTTTTGCTTTTTTTGTTTTCTTTTCAGTATCATTTACTTTATTATTAAATTTAGCTAGTTTATCATCAGCTGCTTTAGCAGAACTACTAGTTTCATCTAGCTTCTTTTCTACTTCATTAATACCACCGGCAGCAGCTTCTGCTGCTTTATTCAATTCAAGCATTTTTGCCACAAACATTTCTGATGCCTGACTTGCCTTAATCATTTTGGTAGAAGCTTTGTCAATGGCTGAACCAGCTTTTAATATTTTCTCCGCAGCCATTCCGATTTTTTGTCCGGATTCAGCAAGTTTATTAATAACTTTTTCAGTTTTAAGCATCATTTTGTCTAAGGAACTATTATACATATTAATGGTAACTATCATTGCGTTTATATTTGCCATTCTCACCTACCTCCTTTCGACTTTATTCTTTGTGCCTGTTTTTTCTCCTCCTCCACCCGTACTGCTATGCTGGCGTATACAAAGGCTTTTTCCTTTTGTGTCATTTCATCCAGTACGGAGGGAAGGATACGGAGTTTTTGCAAAGCAAAGTGTGCCAAATTAAACTCAACATCACCTTGCTTTATTCGTTTTTTGCTTCTTCAATATCCTCATTGATATTAGTGTCAAGACCACTTAAGGACTGGACCTCTTGGGCTAGCGTAGCATACTCTCCCACCAGCAGCATATTTTTCAAGGTTTCTGTTTCACCAAGACCATATTTTTCCTGAAGCTTTGCATCGTGTAAATTGGGGAATACCACTGCACTTGCAGTAAGTGCCTGAACATACTCTGTTCGGTTAAAGGTTTCATTGCCTTTTTTATCTTTTTTGGTATAGCGTTTAATCAACTGCTCATTTTCTTTTTGCGTAATCGGGCGGATTGTAAAAGGAATGACTTTTCCATCCTCCATAAAACGACTGGATACTACAACCTCTTTATTTTCAACCTGTACAGGATTTAAAAACGCTTTTAATGAACTCATATATATGTCTCCTCTCGGCTAATAAGTGTTTAGGAAAATTGCGAAACGTTATCTTTTAAGAGAGGAAGAGGGAAATCACCAAATAAAGGTGACTTGCCAAAATCATTCCATTTGGGTGATTCCCGTTCCTTCCGTCACATAATAAGATTGCAATTCAAAGACTGTATCGCAATTACCTAACTTGTTTTTCTAATAACGCAGGTGCGCGTCCCTACTTTTCTGTGGGAACATGTTCAGGCAGATGGAACGTACTCATTTCTTCCATACTGTCAAAGGTAAAGTCCGTATCTACGGTAATCGGATCATCAGACTGGTCATCTAAATTGATAACAGGAATCGTCTTTAATATGACATTGTTTAATTTAACCTCCTGCTTTCCAACCGTAGATTGTGGGTCTTCATTATACGCACGAATGGTTATCTGACTGAATTTGCCGCCATCCAGATACTCTCTGGCTGCCTTTAACATTTCAGAATTCATAAAATACATAGTCATGCTTCCGGTTCCCTCTGCCCCAACAACTTTATGCTGTGTCATACGGTGTCCTAACATTCTGCGGGCTTGTACCGTTAAATCAATTTGTGCTTTTAAGCTGGATACCTCAAACAACACCCTGTTTTCTCCATGGATTACAATAAAGGCTGTGCCCTCTTTTGCAGATAAAGTATCCGCTAACCTTACATAATTATCTATCATATCTTAAGTCTCCTTCCTTATGATAAGCTTACTGTAATATACATTTTTTCAATGCTGTCTACCGGTTGGATATGACAATCAATCACTACCGCATCGGAATCTTTTCCTTCTGCTATTTTTACATCCTCCGGTACAAAATTTTTAATTGCTGACATTCCCTGCAAAGTTTTAAAATAGTCAATAAGATTTGCACGAAGAGCAGACCTTCCATCCTCGGTATTATTCATCTTACCAACGTAATTTGCCTCAAAGATTTCTGTAATGTCATTATTAATACCATTCAAGATTCGAATCACACGGTTTTTGGTAAATGGTTTCCCTGCCGCTTCCGTTAATGTTGTTAAGGAATTAATATCATATACAACGGTAACGTTTTGTGCCGTATCCACTTTTAAGATAAATTTACCGCTTGTTACGGCTGCTTCCATTTCCGTTTTTGTCATGCGAGGTACAACATCAATCGCACCGGTATAATTTCTTCCGGTATTGGATTCACTTACCTTTGCACCTGCCGTGATACCTGCTGCCCAAACAGAGGTCTGTGCCGGAGTCAGTACTTTACCGTCTGCCAGTTTTACGCCCTGGGATACGCTAATGATGTACTGGGAATCCGCCTTGTAATTAGCTAAAACCGCCTGCATTCCCTTTCCCTCGTCATCAATCATAGCTTTTACCCACGCGGCAATGGCTGCTTTTGCTGCTTCATAACCCTCACCATCGTAGGGATAGACTAATACATTAAAATCTTCCGTTCTGACAGCCTCTAAAGCAGCAGTAACTGCGCCGCTCTCATGGTCTTTGCCAAGATTATATACCTTAACCGTTTTTGCTCCCTTTAGAGCTTCTCCCGCAAGGAAGGTATCTGTGGTTGTAACCCCTTCCGGATAATCATTTTCTTTAGCTGTAATGGTATAAATTTCACCTGCTGTACCTGCACTTAATTCCTGTAATAATAGTACAACGCCTCTATCCCCCGGTGTTATTGTTAAGGGAGCGTTGGTTAAAAAGTTTATGTATGCACCTGGTAAAATTTTATTTTGATTGTTCCATGTTCCTGCCATAAGTATCCTCCTTAAATCACTGTGTTTATTTGCTGATTTTGCATTTTCCCAGCCGTTTCCTGTCTTTGTAGTACAAAACGGATATTAAAGGTATAATGCAGTACATCTTCTATTGTTTCTGCCTTTTTATTTCTAAGGTTTAATCCGCCAGACAGTCCAAGTTCCTGCAATAGTACTGTGCCAACCTCAAGGCAGTCTTTTTTGATTCCTCCCGTGACATTGCTGTAATAGCTGATATCAAAGGAATAATCCTGATTTTCCCTGTCTCCAAGACCTCTGCTTATCTGCCTTGCAGTTGTCTGAAGGTGAAAGGACGGCTTCTGATGATTCTCCGGTAAGTCTTCTTCATAAATAGTTACCCCCGGAAAAAGCTCTGCCAGTTTTTGTTTTAACATGTTTTGAATTTCAAGCATACAACACCTCTTTCTGGTAACTAGATCATTGTAAAAACAGTTATTGACTGTAGCCTTAAAAGTAATGTGGATATTCTGTTTGTATGTCCATCAGCTGTTTATCAAGTCCCAGAATCTCCCCCTGGGTTGTAAGTGTTAGCTTAGACCTATCAATCTTGTCCATAACGAATTCTACAGACACTACACCGGAAAGTTTATTAAAAATTGCTGACAAAATTAAAAACTCCCGGAGCAGCTCCTCCTGCTTCCTATTAAAAGAAATAAAATGTTCCCATATCTGGCCTGCCTGCTCATGTAGCCTTTTGTTTTGTTCATTTGCTACTAGCATTTCATCCAATTGCGTCTTATGAACCATGACCTGCATCTCAAGTTTTTTCTTTTTTTCATTTAACGTATCGAATCTGGACTTGGGTATGAAATTTCTTTTATCTTCTTTGCACAGCTCCATAACTTTTTTAGCTTGCTCATCGCTTAGTCCTAACTTTAAGAATTGTTCTATTTTCATAACTCCTCACTTTCAAACACATTATTTTACATGGTTTAGTCCATGGTAGTTGTCTTTCTAGTTAACGTCCAAAATACCAAAATGACGATATCATTTATGTAAACACCCTGTACTTCCCCTTTCATTGGTCGCAAAACAGGAAATACTCTTGATGACCGGATGCTAGTTCTCAACAGTCTGGTGCCCACCCCATAACTTTTGTGACTGTTATCCCCGATGCCTCTTTTGTGCATCAACCAAAACCAAACCATCCTATATATACGGCGTAATAAATTTCACTTCTTACGCAATACGTAAGTTTAAGAGTAAAAAAATAAGTTGACCCATAAGAACTTACCATTTTATTTTCACAACTCCCCTCACAGCGTTGTCTTACGTATTGCGTAAGATTATAATAACATACTCCTATTGGAATGTCAATACGTATTACGTAAGTTTTTAATTTATTTTCTATTGGATTGCATTTTACGTAAGAATATGCTATAATTATAGTAGTTTCCTCATTCATAAGATAGATTGAATTCTACAGATTTATTACGAAACATACACAGTTTAAAACCTGTATTCATATATTTTTCTAAAATATTACTTATTACGAAAGGTATAGGTACCTCATTACCTAAATAATTTACGGGAGTTTTGTTATGTCAGTATTACAAGATCGAATTAAAGAAAGAAGGCTTGCCCTAGATTTGACCTTAGCCGAAGTAGCAAGCCGGCTAGGTGTAAAAGAGGCAACCATGCAGCGGTATGAAAGTGGGGAAATAAAAAATATTAAGCATGATACCATTGCTAGACTTGCAGAAATATTTGATTGTTCTCCTTCTTATTTAATGGGCTGGGAGGAAACTAATTCTATATCTACCATTGCTGCGCATAAAGAGGAGAATGAGAACTGGACGCCGGAAGAGCTCTCTAAAATCGAAGAATACAAACAGCTTTTGCTTGCTGCCAGAAATAATAAAAAAGAGCATTAAAAGGGGAGATGTAAATGACATACGAAGACTTACAGAAGCAGCATGACTATCTGTTTGTAAAAGAAATGGATTTATACCAGGTTAATGGGTTAAAAGGGTTATATGTAGACGGCTGTATCGCTATCGATAAGAATTTAACCAACGTGGAGAAAGGCTGTGTACTGGCAGAAGAAATCGGTCATCACTTAACCTCTGTTGGAAATATACTGGATCAAAATATTGACGCCAACCGAAAGCAGGAATACAGAGCCCGTCTGGTTGCATACGATATACAAGTAGGTCTAAAAGGAATTGTTGACAGTTACGAAGCCGGTTGTACAAGCCTTTACTCCATGGCTGAGTATCTTGAAGTAACAGAAGAATATTTAAAAGAAGCACTTACCGCTTATGAGAATAAATACGGTACGTATGTATCCTTTCAGAAATATATCATTTATTTTACACCATGTCTTGGTGTTTTAAAAAAGCTGGACTAG